CAATAGCGATACCTTAACTACTGTATTTATTCGTCCACAACTCTCAATAACAGCTATTAAATAAACGTGACATGAACTCAGACCATCTCCCATCCGTTGTAGGAATCACAGGACTTCTAGGGACAATCACCCTTGGAGACATAAACCTAGCAGTAGGTATAGCTGTGGGTCTTGCAACTCTTGTTTATCTCGGAATTAAAATCTTTAAAGAACTTACCAATGGCGAGTATAAATGACAACACAACAATTACCATTCCTCTCAGGAATCTCTTGGCTTTAGTTGCAGGTACAGCAATAGCTGTCACTGGTTACTTTCACATTGTTGAAAGAGTAACAATGCTAGAGCACGACCAAAAGATGTTGTTCAAAGATGTAGAAGGAAATAGCCAATGGATTATTGATTGGGAAAAAGAAGGACTACTTCCTGCTGATATTATACAAAACAACCAAATAGAATTCTTAGACAAACGAGTTCTTAAATTAGAAGATATATTAGAAAAATAATGAGTGACCCATCAGAAAGACTACACAACCTACAGGACATTTTGATTGACGAAATGATTCGTAGAATACAAACTGGCGAAGCAACTGCGGCTGATCTAAGTGCCGCTCGACAAATGCTCAAGGACAACGGCGTTCAAGTACAAGTAACAGAAGAAAGCCCATTCAAAACACTTGTCGATACTCTTCCTTTTGAAGATGAAGCCGACCAAATAAAACTCGCAAAGTAATTAATGGAGATACCAGAACAGCTTCGGGACTTCCGAAACTTTCTCTTTTTGTGTTGGAAGCACCTCGACCTACCTGAGCCGACTCCTATCCAATATGAGATAGCCGACTATATGCAACACGGCGACAAACGTGCTGTCATAGAGGGATTTCGTGGTGTTGGTAAATCTTGGGTGTGTTCAGCGTTTGTTGTTCACCAACTGTTCTTAGACCCAAAGAAGAACATCCTTGTTGTATCGGCTAGTAAAACTCGTGCAGATGACTTCAGTACATTTACGCTGAGACTTATTCACGATATGCCAATACTCAAGCACCTCATTCCTAAGAATAGTCAGAGGTTCTCTAAGATAAGTTTTGATGTAGGGTTAGCACCAGCATCACACGCACCAAGCGTTAAGTCACTAGGAGTTACCTCACAACTTACAGGTTCTCGCGCGGACATCATCGTAGCAGACGACATCGAAGTACCAGCTAACTCAGCCACACACTCCCTTAGATGGAAGCTTGCAGAGCAAGTCAAAGAGTTTGAAGCTATTATCAAACCTAACGATTCCTCTAAGATTATCTTTCTCGGAACACCACAAAACGAAGACAGTATTTACAACACACTCCTAGAACGTGACTACGGCTGTAAGATTTGGACAGCACGCCACATAACTGAGTCAGAAAACACCAACAGCTACAACGGCAACGTAAGTAAAATCTGTATCAACCCAGAAAAGCAAGGTAAATCTACTGAGCCTACTAGATTCAGCGACATCGACCTAGATGAACGTGAGATCAGTTACGGACGCAGTGGATTTGCGATGCAGTTCATGTTGAACACACGCCGCTCCGATGCCGATAGATACCCTCTTAAACTAGCTGACCTTATTGTTACGGACATAGACGACGAACTAGCCCCCGAGAAACTTGTTTGGGCGCAATCTCCAGACCTTACTTGGGATGGTTCTGTACCTAACGTAGGATTTAGCACAGACCGCTACTACAGACCCCTTAAAGTCCTTGGTGACCACATTCCTTTCACAGGAAGTGTTATGGCAATTGACCCCAGCGGTAGAGGTAAGGATGAAACTGGTTATGCTATTGTTAAAATGCTCAACGGTTTCCTTTACGTCCCAGACTGTGGGGGTATGCAAGGAGGGTACTCAGACGATGTACTCAAAGCCCTTGCCATAAAAGCCAATAAAAATAATGTCAACGTCATTGTTATCGAAAGTAACTTTGGTGATGGGATGTTCGGCGAGATATTTAAGCCTCTCTTGGAGAAAATACACCCTTGTTCTATCGAAGAAGTTCGTCACAGCACCCAGAAGGAAAAACGAATCATCGACACTCTTGAACCAGTGATGAATCAACATAGACTCGTCATCGACCCCAAAGTTATCCGCAACGATTTCGAGACGTGTCAAGGGTATACCCAAGAGTCCCAACTCAAGTATCAACTTTTTTACCAGATGAGCAGGTTGACCAAAGATAGAGGAGCTATCACTCACGATGACAGACTGGACGCTCTAAGTATCGCTGTCAACTATTGGACACAACAGATGGCTCAAGATAGTGACAGAAGAATTAGTGATCGTAAAGAAGACCTGATTACAGAAGAACTGAATAAGTTCATGGATGCCTATTACAAAGGCTCTAGGGGGTCTACAAGCTCTTTACAATGGAGTTGAGAGTACATACTAGGGTAGACACCTAGACCCCTCTTAAATCGCATTTAAACACCATAACACTCACAACCCCTATCGGGGTAGGGTAACAACTCTATTTAAGGTGGTGTGTATCTATAGATTAATTTATAAATGCAACACACTCACACAGAACACCTTAGTAATACTTTTATTGGTGTGTTAAATATACCTCGGACTAATACGGTAAGGGGGATATAGGGGGGGATATATATTTATAAATTAATCTATAAGGTGACTTATGTGGGTGTGGTGAATACTAAATTGATTCATAAATAACTTATAGATCTATTTATAGATTAGTCACCGCCGACCCCCTGTCAAGAACAAAATTAATTATGTCTAATCCTTTACAACAAGCCAAAGCCATCCTTGGTGAACATTACGATAATTATGTGATTATTGTTAATGAACATCCCCATGAGTGTGAGTTAGAATATAACAACAGCTTTGCCGCTCACGGTTTGTTGACTTGGGCTAAGAATAGTATTGACAACTTTTACTGCGAAAGCCAAGATGATGAAGAAGACATAGAGATTGTTTGGGATGAAGACGACGAAGATTCCCAAGAAGACTTTTAGCACCTGTTCATTAGTGTGTGTGAAAAATAAGTCCCTCCCCATCGTCAATGGTTATGTGGTGTTTCCAAGATGGGTGAGGGCACTCTTTATGAAAGCTCTCGGATATTTTTGATAAAAATTTCTGTTACCCTTTACGTATATGACGACGGCTGATTTTCCCCTTGGCTACCCTCTTTAATTAATTTCCGTCACTCTTTTTGTCATATAGACAGGCTAAGTGCTTGCTAGTCAGTCAAAGCAACTGGATTAAATAAGCGGTTGCCATTGTTTTAAGGTGTTATTTTTGCGCCATTCTCTTTCCTGTTTGCCTGTCTTTTTTCGGCTGTCTTTTTGTAAGAGGGTGTTTTTTAATTATTTTTACGAATCTGCTTGACAGGCTCTCAAAGTATCTCTAATCCCTTTGCTTATAACTAACAAATAGTTATTTAATAACACCAATAAAAACACCATATAAAATGAAAAACACCAATAAAAAAACAGTATATGAGATCGTTACTGAGCAAGTAATTAATAAGATTCAAGACGGCAACCTTGCACCGTGGCATAAACCGTGGAAAAGTGTAGGACATCGACCAGCAAACCTGATCACCAAAAAACCATACAAAGGCATTAACGCTTTTCTATTGGCTTTTAATGATTACGACTCACCTTTTTATGTTACTTACAAGCAAGCAAAAGAAAAGGGTGGTTCAGTTAAAAAAGGTGAAAAGGCAAACCTTGTGACCTATTGGCAGTTCTTATATTTTAAGAATGACAAGCCATTACCTAGCAAGATGCCGCAAGCCGAAAAGGAAAAGATAGCCGACAAAAAAGTACCATTACTAAGATATTATAATGTCTTTAATGTCGAACAATGCGAGGGCGTTGAGTATCCTAAAATCGAAGCGAGCGATCTCAGCGAAAACGATAAAATTGCCGCTTGTGAATCTATTATCGAAAATATGCAAAATAGACCGACCTTAACCTTTGGCGGTTCGCGTGCATTCTATCGACCGATGACAGACAATGTCACAATGCCTAAAATAGAAACCTTTGACGGGTCAAGCGAGTATTATTCCACATTCTTTCACGAGCTTGCGCACTCGACAGGGCACGCCGACAGGGTTGATAGGGAATTGGACAAGGTTGCCGCGTTTGTGTCTCCTGTTTACTCTAAAGAGGAATTAGTAGCCGAGTTTACAGCTAGCTTTTTATACGGTGAAACAGGCATT